TGTGTTTTAAATTTTGCATATTAAGCCTCCTTTTTAGCCACAGACTCTAAGAAGGTATTTAATTTGTTAAATGTTTTACCTACTGCTTCGAGTTCTGCTGCTTTGAACGCTCCTCGTTGTGATGCTACTTCGATAATGCTCTTGATAGCAACTAGGTCGCTGATGTTTAAATCAGTAGCCGGTGCTTGTGGTGCTTCTGCTTGTGGTGCAGGCTGAGCTGCTGTTTGAGATTGAACTTCGTCTGTCATTAGTTTCTCCTTAAATGTGGACAGGCCAACATAAAGTATGTTAGCTCTTTTTGTTCTTCAAAGGCCACAATTGTGGTTGATTTGAGTCTTCCGTCTTGATCTATCAATGGGGTTCGTAATAAACAAAATCTACCTTTTAGTTTATTCTTAATCCAACCTAAAACGTCACCTTCGAACAATTCTGCATCTGATAATCGGATTTTAGAAAAGTGCGGCGGCAATATTTTAACTTCACGTTGTTTTAACACATCAATAGGGTTTAGATCAAACATAGTAAAAATATTTATATGGGTATATTATTCTTCAGTGGAATCTTGGCTAAATTTTCTGGCAAGGGCTTTGTTGTAGCCCATTTTCTTGATATCTCCAGCAAAGAGATAGAGTTGAAATGCTGCTTTTTCTTTTAACACAACGATTGACTTTTTAGTGATATAGTATGGGCCATCGATATTGTTATCAAGCCACAAAAGGATTTGGGCAGTAATAGCAAAATCTTTGGGGAAATCTATTTTGTATGTTTTTATTTTAGCATCGTCTGTGACGAACTGCAAGGCGGGTTCTGTCAATCTAAGTCCGCCGGTGTCTTTGCCGCGAACATTCCACCACCATGTGCTTCGATATTGTTTTAGGGTATTCTGGTCAGCGTCTTGATCTGCTGCTTGGAGGAATACCTTAGTATAGGTATCCTTGAGGTCCATCTATTCTACCTTCTCACCTTGGGTGAGTTTCATTACTTCGAAATCTTTGGTTTTAAATAATCTATTGAGTTTCTTAGCGAGGTTGATTGCATGTCCTGGATTTGAAAATGAAACCTTCTTGTACTTGGGTCCGGGATAGCTGGCAACCAGGCTTCCACTTTTTAGATTAAACGGTTGCCCTTTATAAAATACTGCCCAGATGGCTTCACTATCAAGGATCTGTTCAATCTTGAAATTTTCCTTGTTAGCATACTCTAACAATATTTTAGGTTTTGGTCTACTCATTATACGTGTTCCTAATTAACCACGTATATATTTATCCCGGTTAGAAGGACCCGCCGTCGAACTTAACGTCAATATTGGTAGTAGATTCGCGTATTTCGGCCAGCATAGTATGTATTTCCTGTACTGTGCGACCTAATTTAGATGTTATAACTGCTAATTCAGCAGTCAAGTCACGTGCTTCTTGTATTGTTATACGAATATCCTTTTGTTGTGCCTTTTCAGCGGCAGTTACTCGTTGTATGAGTTTTTCAACAGTAGGAAGATTAGTTGGAAGGTTATTTTGAGACATTTGACAATACCTGTTTCATTTCAAGATCTGTCTTAAATGGACCTTTGTATGGATATCGTTCGAGTGTAATTTTCTTTGGACAAAAACTTTTTACCCAGCCCTTGTCAAACTTGATACAATAGTATCCTGCACAGTATAAACTTTTGCTGTCACTGCTTTTTGTGAACAGTGGCAATTTCTTTTTAATGTCGAACATGGCATTGTGTGGAGTAGTGCTGGTAGCATAACCGTGAACTTCATTCGGTTCGGAGTTGTCGGCTTCTTTAACAATTTTAACAATAAAAAAGTCTTTGCCAAATTCTTTAGTTAACTTTTCTTTTGTATCGTAAATTTGAATACCAGTTTCGTTGCTCAACACAAACCGATTGTCTTCGTTCTTACGGAGTGTGGCAAACTTTTCACCGTTTTTTTCAACAATCCAAAACTTATCTTTAATGATTGGCTTAGCATGTATCTCTGTCATAGTGTGTACCTCGCATTTAATGGTTCGGCATAACTCTGTGCCTGGTCAGCGATCTTTTTAAGATCATACAAATTACAGAACTTAATCAGTCTAATACCTACCTGACTGATGTTTTTATTTAAACCGGTGGCGGTATTGATAGTGTCCTTGATAACTGCTTTAATATCATCGGGCTGATGACTTAGATCAATCAATCTACGGTTGCGTTCATAATCTTCAAGTACACGGTGTTCTATACCATTGTGGTCAGTCCATCTCTGTAACATGAGATTGTTCCACGCATAGCCTTTGGTGCCACGATCTTCGAACGCTTCAGTAAGACCCACTTTTTTGCTTGTGCCTTTAGTACGCACACCTGGATACGCCGAGAAGACATTATCACTGGTATCACCACGCATACATTTTTCGAATAGTAGCCACTCTGGATCTGGGATTGCTTTAGGCTCTTGCGTTTTCTTGTCGATGACTCTTTTGCCTTTTGCATCAAAGATACCTTCGTGTGTAATAGTTGTTTCCATAACACCGTTGTACTGTTTTACATTAGGTGCGATTAGCTGTACAAAATCTGTGTCTGTTGAAATAATCACGTGATTATCGTTTGGATGGCTTTGTATCCAGCCAGCAATTAAATCATCTGCTTCAAGACGTGAATTTTGTAGTACTGTGCAGTTAGTTTTATCTATAATAAAATCTTTAAAAGTGTCAAATGCTTCCCAGAATACCTTTTCTTCATCTGCTTCTTTTTCTGTATGTGCGGCACGAGCTTCTGCTCGTTGTGCTTTATACGGAGTATAGTAATCTTTACGCCAGCTACGACCTTCAAGACAGAATATAACATGGCTGCCGTTAAAGTCTTGCCATGCTTTTTTAACACTATTAAGTGTAATATGAAAAGCCATACCGAGCTTAATATCAGCATCACCGTTGATAACGTGACGAGCACGGAAAAATGTATTAGCCGTGTCAACTAAAATATATGTCATTGATTCTTTCTTTTAACTTCGTTAATGTCAATAACTCCGGTATTGATAGGACCGCCGAAGTCACCGTCTACTACTACATTGGCACACAGTTCACGGAACCAACGATCGACAATCTCTTCATCTTTATCGCCATCTTCACCGTAACCTTCTTGCTTTAATTTTAACACAAAATGGTCGTTCCAGTCAAGTTCAAAAAATCCATTACGTACATTATCTTTATTAACATGAGTATTTAGGACACCAACCCACGGTTCTTTTCTACGAGTAGCACGATCCTTTTCAGACAGTTTGGATAATTCTTCTGCTTCTTTGGCTCGTTCGGCAGCGACGGTTGCATCTTCAGCTACTTTCTTTGCGGCTTCTGCTTCTGCTAAAGATGCTTCGGCCTGTGCTCTAAGTTTATCAATACCAAATAATTTTTCTACAAATTTTTTCATTAAGTTCCCCATGCATTTTTAAATAATGGCACTTGCAATCTATCGCTGTAACGCAATCCGTTCTTCATAGCAAGTTCTGCTACACGACGATTATTTAATGTATAAACACTTTCTACACCGCCCACTGGCATAAGATAAACATGCCCGGAGAACCCTGCGGCACGATAAATGTCAACAGCTTCAAGTGCTTCTTCAGCATCATCTTCTGTGGCAATTACAAATTTTAAGTATGTTGTACCAAGCTCTTCGTAACTACATACAACTTCTGGTTTAATAGCTTCGTCTGGATGCTCACCACTGACACTCAATTTAGCACTAACACTAAATGTAATCTCACGCAAATGGTCTCTTTCATGATGGTGTGCCCAACGATGTAAGTAACTGCCAAACTCTTTACTAATCTCTTGAGTACCGTTAGTCTCAAAAGTAATCTCTTTAAGACCTTGCATCTTAGGATGATCTAACAAGTCAGGATAGGCACGTTGCCAGCCTAACAACGGTTCACCGCCTGTGATTACAAGATGTTCGTCGCGCCATTCCTCGTACGGTAATACATCTACAATACCCTCGGCAATCGCATCAGTAGAAAGAAGGGGACTAAGATGCTTAAACCGAGGATCCCAAGAAGCATAACTATCACATCCTGTACTGACAAGAGGAAGTTCGCCATATGATTTATAACTGCTTGGATCAATTGCAAGATATTCTTCAGTAAGTTCTCCTTTAGGCATACCAAAGCCAGAACATTTAAAGTTACAGCCAAATGTACGTAAGAAAACAGAAGGCACACCCATATAGCGTCCTTCACCTTGTATGCTGTAAAACAGCTCTGCGATTTTAATTTTGCTCATAGTTTATTATACACTCTTTTCAGTCTTTTTGTCAACCTTTTTTCGTAAGGTCCAAGTGCCGTCGTTATTGTTTTTCCAAACAATAGTGTCACCGGTTTTCCATCCTACTGTATTTAGAATTTCTTCTGTAAACGGAAGAACTAATTCTTTAGTTTCAGGATCTTCTTCAAGAGTTATTGTCCAATGATTGTTCATGTTGATATGGTCTTTCTTTCTATAATATGCTGTTGTCTTTGAAAATCTTCTCGACGCATACGTCGACATTCTTCTTTAACTTCATTAGGAATATCGGGATGCCACTCTGCCATTCCGCAGTCATATACTCGCCCTTGTGGACCCCAATCTGTAAATATCAAAATTAACAGAGCTGCAATCATAACTACAAGGAGAGTTAGGTTTTGTTTCATATTCTATCACTTAAAAGTATTTTAGCCATGAGTGCATCCTGTTCGTTGAAGAATTTAAATGTCATATGATCTTCGTGTGGAGTATAAACAAATCTATCACCTGGAAGACCGAAATGTTCCAATACTAATGCACAGGTTTCGTTCCACCAAGGAACATTTTGATTTTCCCAACGAACAACAATGCTATGTGACATTATTCTTCAAAACCTTCTTTGAGTAATCGTTGTTGTTCCCATTGCTCTTGAGCTTGTTTTAATTGCTGTTCGTTGAGTCCATGCCAGCCGATACAATCACCTGTAGGGCTACGACCGCAACCACATGTTCCAATTTTTCCTTCTGGATTTGCTCTTACCTGCATTATTGTTCTCCTTTTCTATAATTACCTTTTCCGGGAATAGTGTTACGAACACCACCTACTGGATCTTCAACATCGCCCTTGCGTCTTGGTATTAGATGTATATGGGGATACATCACAGTCTGACCAGCAGCCTCACCCCAATTAAGACCGATATTAAATCCATCCCATTCGCCCGATGCTACCTTTTGTTTGCCCACTTTAAATGCATCAGCGAAACAGTCTTCAATGACACCGTCCGCGGCATACTGTGGAACAAACAAAAGATGACCCTCTGTAACAGGATATTTGTCTCGATAAATTACTACATGGAAATCTTCCTGAATCATATCAGTCCATGGAGCAGTTCCATCGGCTAATGCATCTGCTAATGTATATTTTAAATTCATGTTAACCTCGAGAACTTGTTTGTGTTTTAGATAGAGTTGGTCCGCTACTAACAAAGTCCATACCCGCCATTCGACCTTCGTATAATCGGCCGTTCCATGTCATCATAAGTTTGACAGACTTGTTCATTACAACTGTTAAACTACGACCTTCATTAAATGACATAACTTCTGCGTCTACAGATCGTTTGCTGGCTACCTGTGTTACTTGACATTTGTCGCTGTGTCTTGTGATCGTACTCATTTAGTCCACCAATCTTCGTATGGGAAATCGATCCAAACGTTGTTTTCGGCTTTGTTAACTTCTTCGCCAGTATAGTCCATTTTTACATTGCACTTAGATGCAAGATTGTCAAACAATACAGCAAATTTAACATTACAATTCCAAACTTCGTTTTCCCATGCAGGGTCTTTTGAAAAACAACTTTCTTGCCAATCTGTCATAATCCAATTAAGTGTAGCACCTGTGTCATTGATATCATCTACGATAAGGATATTCTTTTTACCACTGCCAGATGCCATTGGATCGTGATATTCATATCCGAATGCATCTTCGGCCATCCAAGTATTGCTTTCTGTTTCAGAATGATCGCGTAACGATACTTTTAATGTTTCACAGGGCACATCAAAATAATAACTGATCATTTTTGCAGGTAACAGTCCACCTCGGGTGATTCCAACAACATAGTCAGGCCGCCAACCGCTGACTGTAATGTCTCTACAGATTTTTGCTACTAAACCTTGATACTCTTGCCAACTAACTTGCCGTTTGTTCATGTGCGTCCTTGCGAGATTTTAAATAATTTTCGTTTTGAATCCATTTGTTATTGACAAGAAAACCCCATTCACGTTTGTGAGGACCTGGCATAAACAGTGTCCATGCTGTTACACCAGGCTTAAGCTCAATACGATGATAAGAATTAGGACTGCAAGTACGAAAATGCCCAGGTCCTCGCCATTTACGTACTTCACAATTTTTTGTACCATCTGCATTAAACTGTGGAATCCATTCATAATACCCGCCTTTTAAAATAAGTGTAGCATAAGGCCACGGATGATCGTGAACATCGTCTGGATCACCTTTTAAAAATTTATGTAAAAATACGTTGAACGGAAATTTCTTCCTATCTTTAAGAAACAGGTAGTAGCGTTCGAGGTACGGCTCGTTGTCAATGCGATCGTAAATAATCCTCTTGCGATCAAGACGTTCAAGTAATTTGAGCAACATCAAAAACCTCTTCTTTCAGATAACGTTTTAATTCTTTATCAGTAGGCTCAACTGTATAGTTGTTTTTGTAAAAGATTTCATAGCTATCGCTACCATACTTTCCAATGCCATATAACATTGTAGCATCATTTCCGTCCCAAGTCAAGTAGTCTTGACTCATTCTAATCAAACGATTATAACGAACATTTACCATACCGAGGGGTTGGATTATGCTTTTAACAAATTCTTCATCTGCGTGTAGTAACGATAATGCTGTAGGGAACCAATATAGGAATTCAGGCAGTGTTGTTTTTACTGCCTTTCGTCCAGTTTGGTTAAGCATAATAACGCCAACAAAATGTTGCCAAGCATCATCTACCTGCTGTTGGACCATTAGATCATCACGTAGTGGTTTGATCATTCTACACCTTCGCCGAACCAATCGTCTACTTGGCGTTCTGCTTCTTCCTGTGTCATTGCGTGTACAAAGATTCGAGCAGGTTCACCGACAGTGTGTTGTATATCATACTTTACAACACCTGCAGGGATCAATGACCAGTCACGCTCTACAACGAACTCTTGTAGATTTTTTGCACGAAAAATTAATTGATCAGATAGATCTTTTGCAGTCTGCATTATAATCTCCTTAACGTGGGGCAAACTCTTGTTGCATTTTGATATTATCAAAGAACTCTTTCTTTGTACCTGGGTCGTCTTTAAACGCACCTTTGAGTACTGTAGTCTGTGTTAGACTACTATGTGCCATAATACCACGATTCTCACAGCATCCGTGTGTAGCCTGAATGTACACACCTAAGTCTTGTGCGCCTGTGGCTTTTTGGATCTCCCGAGCAATGTCATTACAAAGTTCCTCCTGGAGAGTACCTCGTCTTGCACACCACTGTGCGATGCGTGTGTACTTTGAGAGTCCAATAAGATGTTGGGCAGCAATAAGACCAATATAAGCAACGCCAACCACAGGTTGGTGATGATGGCTACACATACTACGAAGCTCACTACGAACAACCAGCATACCGTCGTAACGGTCCTCCGAATCATTTGGGAATGATGTTGCATTTGGACTTGGGTCATATCTACCTGCCATTATTTCATTAAAGTACATCTTGGCAAGGCGTCTTGCTGTGCTGTGACTGTTAGGATCATTTTCACGATCGATTAGCAAACGATCAAGCACAGTTTCAAATGCTTCTGTTGCTTCGTTGATTAAGATTTCTTTATCTTCTTCTGTGACGTAATCACTGATGTTATCCCCAGCCCAGAACCGTTTCTTATCACGTTTCATTTTAAAGCGAATAGCATCACCGAGATAACCTTCCTCGTAGCCTTTGTCACTCATCATTATCGCGGCATCTTCGTAGCCTGGATGAAATGGTGCTTCTTCTACTAATTTTTTAGCGTTAGCTAAATCTTCTGATGTAAATGTTGTCAATTATTATTCTCCGAGTTAATGTCGTGGATGACATATATGTTTTATTTTAACATCTCTAATAGTGTATTACAACTAAAAAAGTTTTCTTTTAATATTGCTACCTGTTTATTTAGGCTTGGTAATCGAGTTCGATAATTATCCATGTGTTCGATAATCATCCTACAGAGATCTGGACGATACACTGTATAGGCGTCATAGCTTTCAGTCCATTTGCTGGGATATTTAAATATGTCCAACGCCATCTCACTATAACTTAAACGATCTGGCACCATTGGAATAGCATCTACTACTGCACCTTCGTACCAACTGATACCCAATGTTTCTTGTAGATTGGCACTGAATACAAGTTTTGCCTCACCAAGTAAATTATGATATTCGTTTTTTGTTAATGTTGTATCTTGACAAACAACAAATTCGTATTGAGGTAACCATTGTTTAAGATCACGGAAGATCTCAACCTGCTTCTCTGGAGCGATGCGATGCGGGAAAAGAATAAGATCACGTTTAGGCATGTTCTTATACATAAGCAAGGTATTTTCCATATACTCCATGGGCCAACCACTGCGTACAATCTTCCCTTCGTTGATAAACTCTTTAACTGTATCTTCGAGAGTGTCGTCTAAAAGATTTTTGCAGAATAGATCAACGTGAAATTGTGTAGCAAAGTAGTTATGGTCAATGGCGGCGAAGAATGACTTCTCTGCATGTCTAACCCAAGGAGCATCACCAATAAGGCGTCCGAGAAAATCTTGTGGATCATAACTGCCAGCATGCCACAATGCGTGAATAGTTACAGGAATCTGTAACAGTTCACTCATGTACTTTAAGTTTATAATGCCCGGATGCCAAGCATCAGTAAAAATAAAGTGGTCGCCGGGATGAACGGATCCGTTACAAAACAACCTGCCCATCTGCTCAACTTGTGCAGACTTGTATATATTGGTGCCACCAAAATTAAGAAAAGCACCAGGAGTAGTGGCTGTAGGAATATCCGTAGGGCCAGAGATAATTTGAACATTGTGTCCTGCCTTTCGTAATAACGCAGGCAAGTGGGTTTTCCACTCACCTGTGTATCGGGTTTCTACTGCTTCGAGATCAACGAGAAAAATTGTCATTGTGTCTTGGTCGATTTCCTTGGTACGGCTTACGCTCGCCGTTGTTCCTATCTACCCACGGGCGACGTGGACGCTTACTATTTAGGTAAGCCTGATAGGTTGCAGAATCTTTTTTGTATAATTCTGCTGGATTAAAAGGTTGTAGGGTAATCCTACAGTAATCAAGATATGCATCAAGATCATCAAAGATCCTAACCACATCGGGACGATTTTCAAAGTACGAGTAATCGTTATAGTTTTTAGCCATTGCAGCCTCTTATTAATATTTGATAAATGAACCATTTTCTCCGTCTTCGGAGATCTCAATCCAAATCTCGCGACTTGGATACTTATTGGAAATAACGTCAAACAGATCGTCTGACATCATTTCACAACTCTTGAAGTCAAGGCTTAGAACGGCACCTTGACCATTATACAGCGACTCGAGCCATCGTTTGAACTGGATGAACTCGATGT